GCGACGGGCGTCTGTGGTGCTCGCTCAACGACCGACCGAGTGACCATTGGCGTAACAGCCCTCGCAGCAACTTCTCCGTACTTCGGAGAGAAGAGGCCAGCCAGCAATTCAGCGCCGGCCTTGGCTTTGGCTATCCCCAAGCGGTCCAGCGCACTTTGACCTCCCTTTAGACCGCCAGCAATAAGCGCTAATGACATAGGGTCCTCAGCTCCAAGGGCTGAGCCAAGGGTATAGCCACCTGCTCCATACAGGCCCGCTTCAATACCCGGTCTGACAAATCCCTTTATGCCTTCAACAAGTGTTTCCTTTGCCTTCGGGATAAGTGAGTAGCCTGTCGCCCTCCAATTTCCTGCATTCATTAGGTTCTGCGTTGACTTTAGGCTGCCTTCAAAGCCCTGTAGGGACTTGGCAGCGCGCTGCGTGCTCTTGGCAACACCCAACGGGTTCTTCGGTCTGGAAGCAAGATTAATAACGTCCCTTAGTGGGACACCATCCTGTTGAGCCTTACCGACAGCGCGCACAAAGACAGGGTCCTTGCCCATCTTAGCCGCGGTTGCCCACGCGCGCTCAGTGAGCTTCTTTAGCTTGACGGCTTGTACCTCGGCATGAAGGTGGTGGCAGTCGAGTTCTGGAACACCCTCGGCACGGTGCTGGACCGTCAGGACACGCGCACCGACAAGCAGGTGCCGCACGCCTCGGTGGCCAAGCAGTACTGGTCACAGACCAGCGCCTGGTTGGGCAGTGAGGTCGACGAGGTGATCGTCGTGCCAGGCCTGTGAGAGAACCTTCTCTCCTCAGAGGGCTCCTTCGGGAGCCCTTCTTGTTTTCAATCTCCAATCAGGTTGTAACCGTAACGTTTTTGGGTAGAATGCAATAAATACAAACACTGCACAAAAGAGTGTAGTGAGTTTGTATCTTTTACCCAACTTTGGAGATTTTACCATGGCAAAGCGTTCACTGGCCGATCTGGCCGCAGCCTTCGAACAGAAGACCACCTCAGGCGGTGGCGGCGACCAATCTTGGAAGCTGTTCTTCAACTTCTGGAAGGCACCGACGGACTCCGTCTCCGTCGTTCGTTTCCTCCCTGACCTAGATGAAGACAACCCAATGGGCTTCCTGGTTGAAAACCTGGTCCACGAGCTTGTCGTCAATGGCAAGCGCGAGAAGGTTGCCTGCCTGAAGATGTACGGCGAGGACTGCCCGATCTGCGCCCTGTCGCAGAAGTACTACGACGAGAAGGACCCTGAGCACAACGAAGCTCTGGGCAAGAAGTACTACCGCAAGAAGAGCTACATCGGCCAAGTGCTGGTCCTCGAGACCCCTGTCGAGCACGATGCCGAGCGTCTCGTCAAGCTGATTGACTTCGGTCCGGCCATCTTCAACCAGATCAACGCTGCCTTCAAGAGCGGTGACCTGGAAGAGCCGCCATACGAGCTGAAGGGTGGCTACAACTTCCGCATCAAGAAGACGAAGAGCGGTGAGTACGCCTCGTACACCACCTCGAGCTTCTCTCCGAAGCAGAGCGACGTCGCAGACGACGTCCTCGAGGCCATCGAGCTGTACGACCTCAAGTCCTTCCGCACGCCGAAGACCTCTCGCGAGCAGCTGGAAGCCATGCTCATTGCTGACCAGACCGGTGCTTCGGTTCCGACTGGCTCTTCAGATGATGCAGCTCCGGCACCTGCCCCAGCCCCGCGCGCAAGCAAGGTAGAGGATGACGACGCAGCTCCTGCTCCAGCACCCGCCGCAACTGGCGAGAAGAAGCTGAGCGTTGTTGAGCAGCTCCGTCTGCGCCAGCAACAGAAGGCAGCCGCAGCTGAGTAATCAACCGAGGGGCCTCGTGCCCCTCTCTTAGGAGTAATCTATGGCGGGACTTCCGTTCCTTGACAAGTTCAAGAAGGAAGTTGCTAAGCTGGACACGGTGAGCGTAGGGCTCCCAGAGACAACCCACTGGCTGTCGACTGGAAACTACGCTCTCAACCGAGCTCTCAGCGGCGACTTCAAGAAAGGTGTGCCACTGGCGAAGATCACCCTCTTCGCAGGTCCTTCGGGATCAGGCAAGAGCTTCATCGCTGGCAACATCACCAAGCAGGCCCAGGTGCAGGGCTACCACGTTGTCTACCTTGACAGCGAGCACGCCATCGACGTCGACTACCTCGGCAAGATTGGCTGCAACATCAGCGAAGATCACCTGACATACCTATCGGTAGCAACCATCGAAGACGTCAATCAGGTGTTGAGTGAGTTCTTCTCGAACTACAAGAAGGCGTTCGGCAAGGACAACCTCGAAGCTCAGAAGACGCTCATCGTTCTCGACTCTCTCGCGATGCTCTCATCCAGCACCGAGATGGAGAACTACGACAAGGGCGTCATCAAGGGCGACCAAGGTCAACTTGCGAAGCGCCGCAAGGCCATGCTGCGACTGGCGCTGGGTCAGATCGGCCGCCTGCCGATCTCGCTGCTCATCACCGACCACGTCTACCCTCAGGACATCATGCTCGGCGACGGTGCATGGGCCATCACCAACAGCACCAAGTTCTCGTGCTCGATCATCGGCATCGTCACGAAGCTCAAGCTGAAGGAGGACGGCGAGGTAACTGGTGTGCGCATGCGCTTCGAGACCTACAAGTCTCGCTTCGCCAAGCTGGGCACAAAGGTCGAGCTCGAGGTGCCGTACAACCGCGGCATGTCACCATTCACTGGCCTTCTTGAGATGCTGCAGGACATGCAGGTCATTGCGAAGGGCACACAGCCAGGCGAGAAGCTCAACTGGGTGGCCGAGTGGACCGACGAGCATGGTGAGATCCACAAGGTGTCCTTCCGTGAGAAGGATCTCGATGAGGAGATCGCCCTGAAGCTGCTTGAGCACCCTGCGTGCAAGCCGCTGGCCCACCGCAACGGCCCAGAGCCGACCGAGGAAGAGCTCGACGACATCGTCGACCAAGATGAAACACCACAACCCGCTGCGCGTAAGCGTGGCAAGAAGGAGTAAGCCATGATCAACCAAGTTACCATCCAGTTCGCCAAGGGCGGCTTCATCGTCACGACCCACACTGAGGACTCGGTCTCAGTTGAGGTCGTCAACTCAGTCGGCAAGCTCAACAAGGCTGTTCGCGCAGCTGTTGAGGAGCTCAGCCTTCTGCCTAAGAAGGGCGATGACAGCGCTGACGAGTAAATAGAGAACGGCCCTTTCAACAGGGCCTTTCGAAAATGCGAATCACACTTTGTGCCCGCTCCAAGATTCTTCAACTCTTGGAGTCGGGCAAATGCTTTAGAGTTCAGGCTACGGGTTCTATTCAGACAGGGTCACACGTTGACCTGATACCTGATTCAGAACCTAAGCCGAACGATTGTACAATATCACTTACACCGCACGTTGTAGCTGACATTCAAACAGCAACACTGCTTGCAAATCAAATCGTTGACTTTGACTACTCGACCAACGAGTTTATTATCTCAAATAGAGGTAGCGAATGACGGCTTTTCTGGATCTTGACGAGAATCGACTTGTTGAACAGCTTGTTGTGTTCTTCGAGCGATACGATGCCGAGATCAAAAAGGCTGAACCGCTCTTCGAGATTCAGGGTGAGCGACTTGAGAGGTTGGCACGCGATCTGCCCTACCATCAAGTTCACTACGATCAACTTGCACAAGAGGCGAGGCAGCTCGTCAAGTGGTTGGAGAACCATGCCAACCGGATCGAGATGCGGCTGACGAAGAACTACCTTCAAGGGCAGCGCGCCTATGGTCAACGTGAAACAGCCACCCTCATCGCTGGCGAAAAGGAGATGGTCGAGCAGAAGCAGCTGATCATTGAAGCCTCGCTCTACCAGCAGCGCCTCGAGTCAATCGTCGAGGGATTTCGCCAGATGGGGTGGATGATCGGTAACATCACCAAGCTTCGAGTAGCAAGCATTCAAGATGCCATTATCTAATCAAAACTCCAACCAGAACCAAAACTACGGTAACGCCTCTGGTAATCCGTATGGCTACTACCAAGTCAACGCACCACAGATAGGGCTAACCGTCGGTGCTCCAGCGTCCAGCACCACAGGTGCTATCACCATTCAAGTTGAAGATGGTACCCAGCTGCTGAGCAAGAACGTCCCTGATGAGCTCATGCGCTTTGAGATGGATGGTGACACGATCATTGTGTCCTTCTTTGAGAACATCGATGGTAAGCGCGTGAAGGCGGTCTTTGCACCTGAAGATGACCTTCGCCCAATCGAGAGCGTTCGCATCAATGCTCTCATGACTGGCTGCTCAAGCATGTTGAAGGTGAGACCTATCACCTACATCAAGCTGCACAACCTTTCACGTCACTTCCGCTTCTCCGAGGTATGACAAAGGTCGCTCACATCCACGTTCGAGACGAGGTCTACTGTCAGATCTCAGGTCTTGAGCCGCAGGACCACAAGGTTCTCGAGGACAAGTTCGCTATCATGGTTGAGGGCGCCTTCTTCATGCCGCTCTACAAGCTTGGGCGGTGGGATGGAAAGGTTCGCTTCTTTGACAAGACTGGCAAGATCTACTTTCGCCTGCTTGATGAGGTGACGCCCTACCTAGAGGCATGGGGCTACGATATTGAGCTGCATGACCACCGCAAGCCAGTGGAGGTGGTCCACAACCGCGTCTATGACTCATGGTTCAAGCAGTATCCTGAGCACCAGCTTGGAGTGATGCTTCGCCCATATCAGGTGGATGCCGTCAACAAGGCGCTTGAATCACAGTCTGGTTTCATTCTTGCAGCTACAGGTTCGGGCAAGACATGGATGATCGCAGCCCTGGCCGATATCCTCGGACACTCCGGCTTTCGCACCATAGTCATCGTTCCGTCGTCGGACCTGGTTGAGCAGACGGCGGCCACCTTCCGACTTGGTTGCCTCGACGTTGGCATCTACAGCGGCTCCAAGAAGGACATTCATCACACCACCGTGGTCGCCACCTGGCAGGCACTACAGAACAACCCAGTTGTTGTCGAGGACTTTGACTGCATCATCGTTGACGAGGCGCACGGCGCTTCAGCTAAGACGATTGGTGAGCTGATCAACGTCCATGGCAAGAACTGCGCCTACCGCTTCGGTTTCACCGGCACCTTCCCCAAGCCGAAGATCGACCAGATGTCGCTTCGTGGTGCCATTGGTGAGATCCTCTATGAGATCAGCGCTGCCGACCTCATCAAGATGGGCTTCCTGGCGCAGCTTGAGATTGAGCCAGTTGAGATCCAGGAGACTGCGACTGAGGAGTTTCCGGACTACGGTAGCGAGCGGTCGTTCATCAACAAGAACGCTGAGCGGCTCGACTTCATCGCTGACCTGGTTGTAGCAAAGGCCGAGCAGTACGGTAACACCCTCGTGCTTGTGAACTCGGTGAAGCAGGGCAAGGAGCTGCAGAAGCTCATCAAGGACAGCGTCTTCCTTCACGGCGCCACCGAGAACGAGGTGCGGGCCGAGTGGTACCACATGTTCGAGAACACCGACAACCTCATTGTCATCGCGACCTTCGGCATCGCCTCGACTGGGATTTCAATCGATCGAGTGTTCAATCTCATGATGATCGACGCAGGTAAGTCCTTCATCAAGACCATTCAGTCGATTGGTCGAGGGCTTCGTAAGGCGGGTGACAAGGACCGAGTGCACTGCGTCGACGTTCATTCAAGTCTGAAATGGTCGCGCAAACATTTTCGTGAACGTAAAAAGTACTACGTCCAAGCTCAATACCCCGTGCTCAAGACACAGAAGGCATCGCTATGAAGTTCATTCGACAGGTAGGTATCGGCGATGTTGGCCACGTACGCTCACAGCTTCTATCAGTGGCCATCCTCACCACCCATCTCGGCAGCGACCAGCTTGCTGGAGCTATTGACGCTGCTGATGCGCTCGGTATGCGCCTGCGCGCTCAGCAGCTTGTTGAAGATGCGCTGCATGAGACGGCGCTCAACAACATGATCTGCCGAAACATGGCAGCAGACCACCAGCTTCTGACCTACTACGGTTCAGTGCCAGATGAGGTCATTGCCACCTGTGAGATCGTGCTTCAACCTGAAGGGGATGAAGTCATCTCTTCAGAAGAGGTGAAGCATGGTATAATCAAGACTTGGAACAAGTACGGTGGCAGATTTGCTGAAGGCAACTTTGCCCGCCATGACGCAGCAACCCTCAAGAGAATGTACCTCGATGCAGATTCTATCTGAAGTATCAAGACCCTATATCGTAGAGAGCCTGACATCCCCAATGGGAGTCTCGCACTTTTGGACCTTCAGCGGTCACATGATGGACTTCAAGCTGGAGGAGCTCCAGTACCTTGAAGAAACGACCGGGCCAACAGTCACAGTTCGAGTGCAAAACCTGGACATTCAGCTTCCTACTGGCTGGTGGATCATGGCCGTGGACATGGAGACGTACGTTGTGGACTGCATTCCTGTCACGCTCGCTGCCACCTTCAATCACAGTCTCCTGCTCTTCTCACCTGATGACGGGAAGCTGGTAACCACCACCGCAAACATCGTCAGCTTCAGCAAGAAGAGCTCGGTCGTGCATCCAACGGTTCCTAAGGGATCAGCCATGGTTCACCCAACCGGTCCAGAACTGCTCCATGGAAAGCCGGTTTTCTACGGAATCGTGTGCGGCCCTCACGATTTGCACAGATGGGTGGATCAAAAAACTGTTGGTGATGTCTTGGGTTGAGACAGATAAATAGGCCTCTACACCAAGGAGGACTATATGTCAGAATACACCAAATCCTTTGAAGCAGCAGTCGATCACGCAATGCTCTACGAGGTGGGTTCACATTGGAATCCTTCTGCCCCTGGTGTAGCTGAAGGCCTGATTGAAACACGTGAACAGCGCCGAGCTGTCGGCTACGTCAATGACCCACATGACCGTGGTGGTGAGACAAAGTACGGTGTTGCTCGTAATGCCAATCCGGATCTTGACATCACCAAGCTTGACTGGGCAGGTGCCAAGCGCGTCTACTACCGTCGCTACTGGCTTGCTGCCAACTGTGATGACATCACGCTCGCAGCTCCACGAGTTGCCGTTCTTCACTTCGATGGTGCCGTAAATCATGGTGTAGGCAGGGCCAGCCGTTTCCTCCAGCGGGCAGTTGGGGCCGTAGAGGACGGTGACATCGGACCTGCCACAATGCGCGCCTTCAACAAGACCCTTGAAGAAAAGGGCGAGATCGCAATCTGCCATCTCATCTGCGATTACCGCGAAGCCTTCTACGAGGCAATCATCGCCCGCAATCCTTCGCAGGAGCGCTACAGGAGAGGTTGGTTCCGCCGCATTCGTGAGATGCGCGAGTTCACCACCAATCCAGATACCAGCTTCGTCTAATCTGACCTGCAACAGGCTGACCTTCAGCCTGTTGCTGTCTGTGCTTTTTGCTTTGAGGAGTTACAATGTCATCTGATACAGCGCCGCCAAGGTTGTTCAATACCGTCACTTCAGCTTCAGTCAACTACAACATGGATACAGTTGAGTACCTTGTAAGACAGGAAGAAGTTAGACGGAAGGCAGCAAACCAGGCACCGCTATCAAAGTGGGAAGAAGGCGAGTTCAGACGACAGCTCATCGCAAAGCTAATCATTCAGGGGGATGCGGTTAGCGCCATCAACCTCCGCCCAACAACCACAAAGAAACAACTAAATGGATAAGAACATGCATGTTATCAAGAGATCAGGAGAAAAGGTACCGTTTGACCTCGCAAAGTGGCAAGCGCAGATCGCAAAGGTCTGTGAGGGAGTTGCTGACGTTTCACCGTCAATGATCGAGATCGCGTCACAGGCGCACTTTACAGACGGCATGACAACGCGTGAGCTCGACCAGATCGCTCTTCGCTCAATGGTCAACCTCATTGATGAAGAGGAGCACCCTGACGTTGGCAACGTCAACTACCAGTACGTTGCAGGAAAGCAGCGAATCAGCATGCTCCGCAAGGACGTATACGGCGACTTTGAACCTCCACACCTGCTCGACATCGTCAAGAAGAACATCGAGCTTGGACTCTACACTCCTGACCTTCTGACCTGGTACACTGAGGAAGACTGGGACACCCTCAACAAGCACATCGACCATGAGAAGGATGAGCAGCTTGCATATGCAGCTGTAGACCAGCTGATTGAGAAGTACCTCGTCCGCAACCGCGCGACGGGGCAGATCGTAGAGACCCCACAGGTACGCTACATGGTGGCGGCGGCAGTTGCCTTCCACGCCGAAACCAAGGACCGCCTCCGTTGGGTGAAGGACTTCTATCACTCAGCCTCAGATGGTCTGTTTACCCTCGCAACTCCAGTGCTTGCTGGTCTTGGCACAAAGACGAAGCAGTTCAGCTCGTGCGTGCTTCTTCGCACCGACGACACGCTGAAGTCCATCTTTGCTACAGGCCAAGTGATGGCTGACTACGTGTCAAAGCGCGCTGGCATTGGTCTTGAGATTGGGCGCATGCGCCCTCTCGGTGCTGAGATTCGCGGTGGCGAGGTGATGCACACTGGCATCGTTCCATTCATGAAGAAGTGGTTTGCTGACCTGCGCTCATGCAGCCAAGGCGGCATTCGCAACGCCTCAGCAACCATCAACATGCCCATCTGGCACTACCAGTTTGATGACTTCATCGTGCTCAAGAACAACCAGGGCACCGAGGAGACACGTGTCCGTCAGATGGACTACTGCGTGGTGCTGAGCGCCTTCTTCTGGCGGCGCCTCAAGCAGAAGGGCAACATCACCTTCTTCGACCCCAATGAGGTGCCTAAACTGTATGAGGCCTTCTACCAGGATTCAGCCGAGTTTGAGCGTCTCTATCAGGAGTATGAGAAGCGCAAGGACCTGCGCACCAAGGTTGAGACTGCTGAGAAGGTGTTTGGCTGGCTGATGAAGGAGCGCTCAGACACCGGCCGCTACTACCTTCTCAACATCGACAACGTCTCCAACCAGGGCCCATTCGATACCACGGTCCACCCAATCTACCAGACGAACCTCTGCACTGAGATCATGCTTCACACGCGTGAGTTCCAAACGGTAGATGATCCCAACGGTCGCATCGCCCTGTGCACGCTCGGCTCAGCCAACTGGGGCAAGTTCCGTAACCCAGAGGACATGCGCAAGCCGCTGCGAATTCTGCACCGCGCCCTGCACAACCTCCTTCAGTACCAGGACTTCCTGTCGATCCACAGCGAGCTGCACAACAAGGAGTTTGAGCCGCTCGGAATCGGCGTCACCAACCTCGCCTACTGGCACGCCAAGCGCAAGATGAAGTACGGTGAGAACGAGGCTCTTGCTGAGGTGAAGCGCTGGATGGAACACCAGGCCTTCTACCTGACTGAGATGAGCGTCGAGCTGGCCAAGGAGAAGGGACCCTGTCTCGAGAGCAGCAAGACGTGGTACGGCAGAGGCGTCTTCCCATGGGAGCGACGTGCACATGCCGTTGATGAGCTGACCAGCTTTGCACCAAGCGATGAGCTTGACTGGGAAGATCTACGCGCAAAGATGAAGACGTATGGTGTGCGCAACTCGACGACGATGGCCATCGCCCCAGTTGAGAGCTCGTCAGTTGTCATCGACAGCACCAACGGTGTCAACATGCTGAAGCAGCTCATTGTATTGAAGGAGAGCAAGGCAGGCATGGTCGTGCAGGTAGCACCTGAGTACCGCAAGCTGAAGAAGCACTACGAGATCCTGTTTGAGCAGAAGGACTGCCTGCCCTACATCAAGACCGTGGCCGTGCTTCAGGCCTACGTCGACCAGGGCATCTCGAGCGATACCTTCTATTCGCCGAAGCACTTCCCTGATGGCAAGATCCCGCTGACGCTGGTGACCAAGAACCTAATGCTGGCTCATAAGTGGGGCCTGAAATCGCACTACTACCATCTCGTAGACAAGGAGGGGTCAGTTGCCTCAATCAAGAAGGATGATGCAGAGGTGATGCCGCTAGCAGCTCTGCCTGATCTTCCGGACGAATACTGTGAAAGCTGCGTACTATGACAACAAACGACTTTAGCACCAACCCAGATTACCTCAAGCGCCAGATGTTTCTCGACCCTGCTGGTCGAGTGACTATCCAGCGGTATGAGGAACACGCCTATCCAACCGTCGCGAAGTATGTCGACACCCAGAAGGGCTTCTTCTGGGTCCCTGAGGAGATCACCCTCGTCAAGGATAAGATCGACTTCAAGAACGCCAATGACGCGGTGAAGCACATCTTTACCAGCAACCTGCTGCGTCAAACAGCACTCGACAGCATTCAAGGACGCTCGCCTGTCGAGTGCTTCTTCCCAGTTGTCTCAGTTCCTGAGGCAGAGGCGCTTGTGCTGTGGTGGTCAGCCTTCGAGCAGATCCACAGCAAGTCGTACTCGCACATCATCCGCAACATCTACAACGTGCCGAGTGAGGAGTTCAACAAGATCCACGATACCAAGGAGATTGTTGAGATGACTGCCAACATCGGCAAGCACTACGACCACCTCTACATGCTCAACAGCAAGCGGGCGCTTGCTGAAGTCGGCATTGAAGCAGACTGGTTGGCGGTGTCTGAAGAGGAGTACATCGATGCCATCTGGATGGCACTCAATGCCTCCTACGCCCTTGAAGCCATCCGCTTCATGGTGTCGTTTGCCACAAGCCTTGGCATGGTGGAGAACAAGATCTTCATTGGCAACGGCAACATCATCGCTCTCATTCTGAAAGACGAGCTGCTGCACACTGACTGGACTGCCTACATCATCAACAAGGTGGTGAAGGACGACCCGCGCTTTGCTGCTGCCAAGGAGCGCTGCAAGGAGGCCGTCTACAGGATGTTCATGGAGGTCATCGCGGAGGAGAAGACATGGGCCGACTACCTCTTCAAGAAGGGTACCGTCATTGGTCTCAATGCCAAGGTGATGCGCGACTTCGTTGACTTTACTGCCCAGAACAGACTGAAGGACATTGGAATCAAGTATGACGGCGGCATCAAGTCAACTCCTCTACCTTGGTTCAACAAGCACCTCAACACCTCCAAGAAGCAGACTGCTTTGCAGGAGAATGAGAGCGTGTCCTACGTTATCGGCTCCATGACATCAGACATGGATTACAATGAGCTTCCTGAAATCTGAGAGGATCAAACATGTACACTGTCTTTTCCAAGCCTGCCTGCCCCTACTGCGATGCAGCCAAGCAGCTCCTGACCACCAAGGGCCTCGACTTCGAGGTCATCAACCTGGATGTCGGACAACCCAAGCTCGAAGGTGAGCAGTACATCTCACGTGACGACCTGCTCGCAAAGATCCCGTCCGCTCGCACCATGCCCCAGATCATGGGACCCGACGCTGAGCTCATCGGTGGTTACACTGAGCTGAGAGCAAAGCTCAGCTGCGCGCGCAGATTATAGCATTAGTGCACAAATAGCGCACGCGAGCCGCCTTCGGGCGGCTTTTTGCTGCCCGGGACAGTCGCCCATAAATAGGTCATCACCTTAGGAGACCTTTCATGGAATCTGTCACCGTCACCTCAGCCCAAACATCAACAGCCATGGTGCTCGATATCTTCGGATATCAGGTAAACATGATGACTGCATCACTTGTTGTCATCCTGGGCATCGTTCTCTTCCTCTTCTGGCGCATTCAGCGCACCGAAAAGCTCGACTTCGCCGACATGATCACGAAGGACGGACAGGCCGTCAGTCTAACCAAGATCCTCCAGCTTATCGGCGGCCTGACCGCTACATGGATCATGATCAAGCTGACCCTTACTGGTGGGCTAACGGAAACCATTCTCGGTATCTACCTGGCGTATGTTGCAGGTGTTGAAGGCTACAGCAAGTTCGTTGCCGCCAAGTACAACTACAACGAGAAGTCGGTGCGCAGCATCAGCAAGCCGGATGAAGACCTTCTTGACCCTTCACTCCGCCCACCAAAGGACTAAACCAGAATGAAGACCCCGTTCAGACAGGGCCTCATCGCCTATCAACGCGATGGGCTTGGAAATCCGCAGTATCTTCTCCCTTCAACGACACCTGGCTACGTTGCGCTCAACGTATCGCCAACACCAACGTCGGTAGCGATTGCGCACGGTTCATCAGACTACCTCCTCGTTTTCTCACAGACCATTGCCGCGGCATGGGGTCCTATTCCAGCTGGCGTTACCAGCCACCTTTACTGGGACGTAGACCTTCTCACGTCAAGCGTCACCTTTGGCTTCACTACAGTCGAGCCCGTTCTTTCTTCGATTGAGCCGCTGACACCACAGGTTGACCAGCACTGGTTTGACCTTGCCTCAATGAAGATGAAGGTTTGGAGCGGTGAGCGCTGGTATGAGAAGGTACGCGCGTTTGCTGGCAAGGTGCCCAACGGCTCAATCACGTCTCTCACTCCAGCTGACAGTGAGCCATACTTCGCTCCATGGAAGAATGCAGTCGCTCTTCAAGTAGAAGGCAATCCCGGCTACATCGCGACCGACGTTTTCGGTACGCCAATCAGAACGCCAGCTGGCGAGTTTGTCACAACCAGAACGCCTGTCAGGTTCAACAACACGGTTGGTACAACCGGCGTGCTGGCAGTTCTTCCGAACGCCTTCATTCCGGTGCGTGCCTCTGAGAATATTCCACGCATGTCGCTGGTCTACTTCTCAGGCGAAGACACGGTTGGTCTTGCATCTGGAAATCCAGCAACTGACCCACCACGCATTCCGATTGGTATCGTCCAGGAGGAGCTCTTCTCAAACGAGGTTGGCGTCGTAACCCAGAGCGGAGAGATCACCTACGACCAGTGGGACTGGTCTGCCGACATCGGCAAGCCGCTCTACTGCGGTGACAGTGGTGAGGTGGTCACGGTGCGTCCAAACGGCTTGCTCGCATACCGTGTCGGCTTCGTGAAGAACGCAAGCACCATCGTCTTCCAGATCGACGCTGAAACACAGCCACAGATCTACCAGGCATCAAGCAACGACGTCATCGTCAACGGCACAACACCAATCTCGACATCATTCTTCACGAGCCCGCTCAATGAGCGCATCTGGACGGTTGAGATTCAGCCAGCTTCTGATACACAGGATGGCTACATGTCAGCAGCACAGGCTGCACAGCTGACTGACGTCGACGCTCGCCTTTCACAGGCTGAGGTTGACATCACTGGCAAGTCAGACATCGGTCACACTCATGCTATCAGCGACGTGTCGGGTCTTCAGCTTGCTCTCGACGGCAAGTCAGACGTTGGCCACACCCATTCACAGTACGCCCTCACCACACACAACCACGATCTCGACTACGCACCAATCGTACACAGTCACACTATCCCTGATGTCGCAAGCCTTCAGGATGAGCTGAACGCCCGTGCTAACCGCGTTCACGTCAACACGTTTGACGAGGTGTTTGATGGAGTAGATCGCTCAGGAACCACCGACATCGGCACAGGTGACAGTCTCCGTACGGTTCTTGGTACGAA